TTTGAAGTTACCAGATGAACATCCATTCTCAAGAGTGAATGTTACAAAGTACATCAAAACACAAAAGGGTATGTTGCCTGGATTGCGAAGTGCAATCCGTAACAAGGTGAAAGGTGCAATCGCAGAAGAAGCAGCAACCAAAGCATATATTCGTCATTGCGAAACGTACTTGCGAAATGGTGATTGGTGTGATGACTTCTATGGTGAGTACCAAGAGAAAAGAGTCAAGTGGGTGACGGTTGTTCCCGCTGGAAAGGTGGATTAAGTTGGATGAGGAAACACAGAACAACATTGTGCAGTTTCCACGAAAGTATGTTGGAGTTGCACCAAAGGTAACCAACTTTGACGCAATGAAGTTGAACAAGGAGTTGCAGTTCGCAGATGAATTGACAGATGGTATTATGGTTTCGATGATACATAACATGGATGAGAATGATATGGAAATCACTGATGGTGCTTTCATTCAAGACATTGCATTTCTGTCAGAAGCGATAAAGGCAACCATTTATAGAGATAGAGGGTTTACCCATCCATTTCAAAATTTGATTGAGTTAATCTCAAACGTGACTTATGATGAAGTGGAAAAGAAACACCATGTGAATATGGACATGGAGCTGATAAGAGAATTGTCAGAAGACTTTACGGACGGTGAACCACCAGAAAAAGTGTAGGTGATTAGATGATTTTGGTAGATATGAATCAAGTGACGTTATCGAACCTTATGGTTCAGATTGGGTCAAAGAATACAGTTGACCCAGACTTGGTTCGACACATGGTTCTCAATTCGTTGAGGAATTACAGAAAGCAGTTCACTGAGGAATTCGGAGAACTGGTATTATGTTATGATAACAAAACCAATTGGAGAAGAGAATACTTCCCCAATTACAAACATGGTAGACGTAAGGATAGAAAAGCATCCAAACTTGATTGGACTGAAATCTTTGATACTCTACACATGATTAAAGACGAGCTCTCGCAACACTTTCCATACAAGGTACTTGAAGTGGAGAACGCAGAAGCAGATGATATCATTGCATCTGTAGTCGAGTATGTTGCAGAAGAACCGTCACACTATGAAAAGGTATTAATCCTGTCTGGTGACAAGGACTTTATTCAATTGCAGAAACACAAGTTCGTCACACAATACAGTCCGACACTCAAGAAGTTCGTGAACGGTATTGACCCAGACGTATACATCAAGGAACATATTTTGAAGGGTGACCGAAGTGATGGAGTACCAAACTTCCTGTCGCCTGATAACACTTTCGTGGAAGAGATTCGTCAACGTCCGATTTCAAAGAAGAAACTCGCAACGTGGATTGAACTTGAACCCGAAGACTTCTGTACTGAAGATATGATGCGAAACTATCAGAGGAACAGAACTCTAATTGATTTGACTCACGCACCAGTTGAAATCAAGAATGCTTGTGTTGGTGCATATCTAAATAGTACCGTAAATGATAGAAGTGGTTTACTGAACTACTTCATAAAGAAACGGTTGAAAAACTTAACTGAAAATATTGGAGACTTTTAAAATGGCAGTGAATACATATACCCCTCTCATGCATGAGGTGTTGAAAAAAGTTCATAATGCAAAAACCAAAGAAAAGAAGATTGAACTTCTTAGAGAACACGATACTGAAGCTCTAAGAATGATGATTAAATCATCGTTTGACCCAAAGATTGAATGGGTGATTCCAGATGGTAATGTGCCTTATGAAAAGAACGAAGCACCAGATGGTACAGAACATACTCTTCTCGCACAAGAAGTGAAGAAAATGTTCCACTACATCAAAGGTGCAGATAACCAGACCCCACAATGGAAGAAAGAAAATATGTTCATCCAAATGTTGGAAGGTCTTTCTGCTGGTGAAGCAGAAGTGGTCTGTCATGCGAAAGACAAGAAGATGCACCAAGTGTACAAAGGTCTTTCTGCAGCAGTAGTGAAGGAAGCATTTGGATGGAATGACGAATTTGTTCGTCCATAACTCCTTGACATTCTAGTAGTTTTAGAGTACTATGATTAAAGACTTGGTAATGAGGTTGTTATGAAAAACGGAACTCGACTCCTCTCTCTCTCTCACTTGAAGAGTTCCGATTCGCAGTGATTTGCTAAAGTCTTAGGGGGTGACCGAATGTCACCCCCATCTTTTTTTTGTAAACCCTTGATTTTACTTGATTATTTAGTTCATTTTTCCCCTTGACATTGTTATTAAAACAATCTATACTGTAAAGGTAATGATGAGAAAGAGAGACATTATGAATTATGTTGTTGCAGAAGGTGGGAACAAAGTCCAGAGAGACATCGCTGAGAAGGTGGTGGATTTCATGATTGGTCAGTTGTTACCTCGCTATCGCACACTGGACATTACAGTTCAGTTCAAGAATTTGACTGCCGATAATGCGATTGGTTACTGCATGATGGAAGAGAACAACAGAGAGTTCACCATCGAAGTTGACCGTAAACTCGGCATCAAAGAATTGGTCACTACGATTTGTCATGAGATGATTCATGTCAAACAGTATGCCAAGAAAGAGATGGACGATTGGAGTGGTAATGGTGCTGCTCGTTGGAAGGGTAAGACTTTCAATGCAGAGAAAACCGATTACTACAACCTTCCTTGGGAGAAGGAAGCTTATCGTCTTCAAGATAAGTATGCAAACCTAGTATGGAATGAGGAGATTATATAATGAAAAACAATGCTAGTCAGACTGTTGCAGTCATTCACACAGCGTTTGAGGATAAACCATCCACAGTCGCTTTCGTAAAAACCAAAGAGGGTATGTCTCTTAGTGAGAAACTTGAGTATGCATATCGTTGGACACAAAACATCATGGACAGTTGGTCACTGAAGTTGCCGCAAGATGGTAACGATGATGTGACGGTTGTTGGTGAACTGACAGTCGATGAAAATGGACAGAAGTGGGGATTGCGTTCTACTTCAGTTGGTGACCAAATTTTGGTTGGTACTGAAAAGTATGTGGTTGCACCATTTGGTTTCAAAACACTTGAAGGAGAACCAGTATGATGAAATTCAAAAACAGTTCTGCGCCGTTGACGATTAATCTTGACGGCCCAGATGGAAATGCGTTTGTACTCTTGGGTACTGCACGAAATCTTGCTCGACAACTCGACATGGATGAAGATGCAATCACTGAGGAGATGCAGTCTGGTGACTATATGAATCTGGTCAAGACAATGGACAAATACTTCCCCTTTGTTGTTTTTGAAACAGAGAACGATGAATACATGGAGGCGTTTCATGCTTAAAGAATTGATTCTAGGTTCGATGATGTCGCTTACACCTGTCGCAACTGCCGACACTGTACCGACAAAACAACAATTTATCACAGACGAAGCATTCTGTCTTGCACAGAATGTTTATTTTGAGGCACGAAACCAACCACTTGCTGGTCAGATGGCAGTTATTTCTGTTACGGTAAATCGTGTTAATGATAGTCGTTTTCCGAATACTATCTGTCAAGTGGTTTACGAAGGGCCTCACCGTCCTAGTTGGAAAGACCCAGAAGTTCTGTTTCCAGTTCGTCACCGTTGTCAGTTCAGTTGGTATTGTGATGGACTGTCAGACCGTGTTCATGACATGGAAACATTTGACCAGATTTTTACCTTGACAATGGGTGTCGTAGATGGTAGTTATACTATAAGGGATATCACCGAAGGTGCAACCCATTACCATGCAGACTATGTAACACCAGCATGGGCGAAAACTAAAACAAAGACGATAGAGATTGAAGACCACATCTTTTATCGTTGGGAACAAACGGAGTCAGAATGAATATTTTCTACTTAAATCATGACCCCAAGATTTGTGCTCAGATGCACAACGATAGTCATTGCAGTAAGATGATTATTGAATACGCACAACTTATGTCAACTGCTCACCGTTATCTTGACGGTGAACAGTATTATGGTAAGACTGCAAATGGTCGTAAGATTGCACGATGGAAACTAAACAGTGACCTTGAACACATTCTATACAAAGCGTCACATATCAAACACCCTAGTGGTATTTGGGTTCGTAAGTCAATCTCAAACTACAAGTGGTTATATGAGATGTGGACTGAACTAAACAATGAGTTCATGTATCGGTACAATCACAGTCAACCCCATGAGAGTTATCGTAAACTACATGAGGCACTAAAAGAACCACCACGCAATATGTACGAGGTTGGTTTCTGTGAACCATATCAAGCGATGTTCGATGATGTCAAGAATCCAACCAGTTCGATTCGTGCATATCACGACTACTATATAAAATATAAACAACACTTAGCGAAATGGACTAAAAGAGGAATGCCTTATTGGTATCAGATGGAAAATGCAGCATGAATATGATGACCCAGAACCAGAACGGTATTACGATTGGATGTTGTGGAAAATGAGACAGGAAAAGAAACAAGAACCTGTTGTTATGACAACAGAAGAAATGTATAAACGAGACATTGCAGATATGCAACAACAAGTTCATGCATTACAAATGAGAGTGAAAGAATTAAGCGATGCCTTATTACAACTTCAAGAACAACGAGACAGGTGAAGAGTGGGAAGAGTTCTTTACCATTTCTGGTAGGGAAGACTTTCTGAAAGAGAACCCACACATCACACAGACACCATCAATGTTTGGTATCGCTGGTGGTACAGGTGACAGAATCAAGAACGATGATGGTTGGAAAGAAAACCTATCACGGATTGCAGAAGCACATCCACGTTCAGCCCTTCATGACCGATATGGTAAGAAGGATACAAAACGGATTAAAACAGAACAGGTATTAAAGAAGCACAAGGTGATATAAATAGATGTGTGCTGGTGAGATACCACAGCACCCTCGTATGAGAATGGAAGCTGAGTGGTCAATCCACCATTGCACAGAAGCGATGGTATTGAATAGTACCATCGCTTCACCTTAATAAAAGTGAGTTAGAAAATGTCGAAAAAAAGAGATGTGACAATTGACAGTATGGTGAAGGTAAAACCTATCACCGACAATCAGAAATTAGTATTTGCAGAATACGACAAAGGACAGAACTTGTTCCTTTATGGTGCTGCAGGCACAGGTAAAACATTCGTTTCTCTGTACCTTGCACTACAAGAAGTCCTAGACCCATCAACCCCATATGAATGTGTATACATTGTAAGAAGTGCCGTACCCACTAGGGAAATCGGTTTCTTGCCAGGCGATGAAGAAGATAAGACTGCACTGTTCCAAGTACCGTACCAGAACATGGTACAGTTCATGTTTGAACAGGCATCTGATACTGCATTCAGTATGTTATACGACAGACTGAAAGTACAAGGTAGTATTATGTTCCTCACCACCTCTTTCTTACGAGGTATCACACTTGACAATGCAATCATCATTGTCGATGAATGTCAGAACCTTAACTTCCATGAACTAGATACTATCATGACTCGTGTAGGACAGGATAGTAAGATTATCTTCTCTGGTGATTTCTTCCAGACAGACTTGTCGAAGAATGGTGAGAAA